TGGTAATATATTCCCCTGAGATGTGTCTGGTAAATATAAATCGATATCCATTTCTGGTTTAACGATGGCAGTTGCCTCTGTATTTATATCACCAGCCCACCTTCTCAAAGGACGATCAGTTTCATCCGTTAACATAATCTCACTTGCAATATCTCGTACCATTGAAACGTTAAGGTTTGTTTCAGCGGATCCCAATAGAGCCAGAGCGTGTTCTAGCTTAGTTGTGTTTTCCCTCTCCTTCTTCTTGTGTCTATGTTCTATAGCCTTGAGTGCTTCCACATCACCCACACTTAGATGCCCACTTTGATTCTTGCGTTTCAAGTGTTTGTTCTTTATTCTTTCCTCGGTCATCTTTGCGTGGTGTGCTCTCCTTTCCTCCTTCGTATACATCGACATTAACATCGGTTTCGAAACAACTGTTTCCTTTTGGACAACGGTTGGTGCCGGTTTTAGAGCCGGTGCTGGATTTGGTTGCCGGGCGTACATGGTCTTTGGCTTTATTCCCATCTTCTGTAGATGTGCAATAAAGCCATTAGTAGGCTCTACAGGTTGAATCGAACCTATAGCCTTAGCCACTTGACGTACGTGAGTTCTATCCCTTGAGATGTTCCTCATGATTTCCCCGGTCATAATCGTTGATCTTCCTGATCCCTCAAATTTCGAGTAGGTATCTTTATCTAGCGCTGATGCGTTATCATACCAGATATATCCCGCAACTTCCATTATCAATGAAGTGTTGGGTATCTCGTCACAGAACCCATGTTCAGTTTCTACTTTAATGTCGCTATCGCCATCGATTTCAGCTGTATAAGGATACAGCCTTCCATCAAGTGCTAAATATTCGAACACATCCATATAACCTTTTATAGGTATTTCTGCGATCTTGTAGATCCTCTTTCCACCATCGGTCATCTCAACTTTGCGCATTGACTTAGGAGTCTGCATCGCTCTTTTGATCCGAGGGACGCCCGGGATCACAGCCCGTCCGCTTTGATTGCAGTATATCCTAGTCAACACGTTCCGTGAAGATTCATCGCTTTTCCAAATTCTCATTGCCGTATCTCTATCCGGCAAAAGACACCCTTGTAAGAATATGTTAACGGCTTCCTTTAAATCATTGTCAGGCATGTCATCAATTGCCTTGACTATGTCAGTTGTGTACTGATATCGCAAATATTTTTCCACGTACTGTACAAAGTCCTCTTTTTCAGAACAACAGATCAAAAGGTAAAGCGCTAATGTCTTTACATATCTTATCTCGGGTGGTATCTTGTCATCATTCATATATGTCAAAGAAGATAATATTCTTTCTTCATTATAAACTGGCACTACGCCGGATCCCACGGTCCGTGGTCTGGCTCCTAAAAAGGATAATTCATGTATGTCTTGTGTTACAAGATCATCTTCTTCCTTTAATTGGAGTCCAAAGCGCCCGTAAAAACCTTTGCGTTCAGCATAAGTAAAAAAGGGGGCTAGCTTGTCGCTCACGGATCCTATGTGATCATCTGAATATATGGATAATTCAACATTTCTTCTAAGCTCGTCGCGTGTTAACGTCTCTCCGAGCCTGTCATATATGCTAATGAGGAATGCCAAGATAACTAAAATATGAGCCAAAGTGCCATCAGATGAAGTGTTTTTGAAACCCGACTTAATACCCTGTTCCATAACAAAAACATGTCCGTTTTGGAGTACAACATGTGTTCTCACCGAATTCATATACATTACGTCGTAACATAATATAACTGTCTCCGGTTTCAAACCACGTGCTTTCATCCACTCGGCACATTTCTGCGAGAAACGAGGCTGTTGATCTCTATTACACATGAACTTGAATCTGATCTTGCCAATCAATGACAATATTGATGCTGGAATTAATTTGTCATATTTTGTACAATCACCCTTAAAGTAATTGGGGAATCGTGACAAGCGTCTGAATAGCCTGCCATATCCGCCATACTGAAATGTTGTACCCAAACCAACCCAACCATCTGACTTGTTTACTAATTGATCATTAAAGTCAGTGCTAAACATAGCTTGAACAATATACTCCTCAACAGTAGGAAAAATGAACGTTCGTAAATTCTTAGCTTGGACCTTAGTCCTTT